GGGACATCAAAGGTGGCTATTCCGTTCTCGCGGAGTTCCTTAATCACTTTGCGAGCCTTTTTGTCGGTTAGCTCAGGTCTTATCTGTCCCAAAATCTGTGCAGCCTCTTCGTCAAGGCCACCATCAAAAATTAATTCTAGCAACTCTGCTACCTCTGGAATCTCTAGGGCAAGCTCTTGCATCTCTTGGACGGTAATCTCGTCTTGCTCTGTTCCCCATTCCTGTTTCCATTCGATGCGGGTTAGGTAGTTGCCGTTTTGCTGTCTGTATTCAGCTTCTAGCTTAGTCTCATCTTGTGAATTAGGAGACATTTGTGTTTTAACCATCCAATTAAGGAGGGTTGTGGATTTGGTGGCTTTCTCGCCATCTGTAATCTCTGTGCCAGCAATTTTTAGTTTAGCGTTCTTCCAGGCTGTCATCATAAGGCGAACTTCCTTATTGATGATGTCCTCTGCCATTCTAACGCGGGTATCTGTAGCACCCTCGAATGGAAATGGCTTGACCCCTATGTTTTTCTCGTGTTTCTTTCCGTCTTCAGACTGTCCGTCCCATCGGGTATATCTAACTTTGGAATTAACGTCTTGACGTTGTCTGTAAAATGTGCCATCTGACTCTACGTGATCGAGGTCAGCTTTAATTTGAGCTGGGGTCATTGCCATATTATAGTAGGGTAAAGGGGTATAGACCGAGGCACACGCCTAACGGTCTAGAGGGTATACGGGCATACTTAGCCTAAAATTACGATTTGTCAAGTTTTTTTTAATCAAACTTGAAGCATTCTCGCAACTCGCTAACCTTGAACAGTCTATGCATTCGCTTAGAGGGTCTAATGGGGTTAAGATCCCCATTTTCCTCGAAGTGGCTGATTAGTTGCTGGAGTTTATTGACGTAAGAAAGCCTTTTTTTTTGGTCTGGCACATTCCAGCCCATAAGCTCCATAAGCTGATTAAAGCCGATAACGTGATGTTCTAGGTATGGGTGATCTTTAGCCATAAATACTACCTGAATAATCCCCTGTTGCTAGGTTGGAGGCGTATGGGTCGCTAATATTCTTGAGAAAACGCTTCATTTCACGCCCATTACCTGCATCGTGCAGTTTCTCGATGTCTGACCATTTCTCAATTATTTCATCCCAAATTTTACAAAAGCCCTTCATATCGTCTAGGGATATGATTTTATTATAGCACTTCTGGATCATGATAATGCTGGCTACGTCATCCATATCTCTGGGGAAGAATACGTTCTTACTGCCACGCTTGCGCTGGAGCATGGATATACTTGGATATACTGATCCTAGAGCGATGAACGGTCAAAAGAGCTACTATGTCACTCTCTCGATCTGTTAAGCCCTTCACGGGCGTTTTATTGGCCTTCACGGCCTTTTTAGCTACTGGCTTAGTGTCGTCACTCATAATTAATCCTTACACAAACTCATACAACGGGCATATCCCGCTAAATCAACAATATTGTCACGCTTCTTCTGGTGCGTTTGCCTAGACAGTTTAATGCAAATCATAAACATTGCAACCTCAGAAGCAGTAAAATCTACACCTTTTAATGCGCTCCACATTTTAGCTGTTCTCTGAAAGTCTTGATCTGGTGGGCCATATTGATTCTGCCTGTCCCCAGAGGTCAGGCGCAATGCCTCCTCTAATACATCTTCATCTACATCTGTGATGATCTGGACGTTTAAAACCTCCAAACCAATCCACTGAGCAATAGCAAGCTCAGCCTTTGCACCGTCAGATTTCTGCCAACCTTCAAGCATATAAATGCAATCACACTTTAACAATGCATCAACATCACGCTTAATTGCTCCGCACATGAAATCAGAAGGAAGATGATCTCTAGAGCACTCCCCTTCTGTCCATCCCATCGGGTCAAATCCATGAGCCCTATCAATGTCTGCTGGAGACACAACCTCGTAGCCTTTAGATTTTAACTCATCACGCTTGTCGTCAAACGCTGGAAAGTTAAAACTAGCAATGCCAGTCATTGGCCCCGCTATGTAAACCTTTTTCATTAAATTCTTCTCCTTTTCACTAGTTGACCCACTCTTGGAGGTGGGGTGTCTTTCAAATCTCTTACCAAAATAATCTTGTCAGGTCTAAACTGGACAGCAGCATCACTGCCACGTGGCCCAACCTCTACAATAACAACCTCACCACTCTCACACAATTGAGCCTTAACAGCATGACCCGAAGGCAATCTGTTATTCACTACAATACCCCACTCATGACCCTTGTGATCTAGCACACGCTTTTCCTCGTATAGCTTCTTCATGTCAGCACTACACAAGCCTAGCTGTGAGCATATAATATTAAACCCACCTTCATCGTATACAGCACTAACACCCTTACGCGGTGCTTTGTATGTTGATACGGGAATAGGGTTGCGCTCACGCTTGCGTAAGTTCTCAATAACCGATCTTGGTATGTTCAAAAACTTAATGACATCTGCCTCAATATATTTGAATCGCCCGTCAGTTAGGCTTTTTCTAGCCTCTTTCTTGGTTGTCTTTTTAGTTGTCATATTAAAATAATTCTGGCTTGACGGACTTTACGCGAAGAACGGTAAACCTTTGCAATACCTTAAAATCTATCTTTGGGTTTTTATTCTTTTTCAATATCTCCCAAATGCACTCTCTAACAAAATCGTGATATACTACCCCAAGAAGCCTCTGAATGAATTTACTCGACCATTCGCCAGAATCATTAACTATATTGGCATACGCCTTTTCGATAACGTCGTCTGAAAGGAAGTCGAGCACTATCTTCTCCTCAATAAAAGCCATCCCTCTTGTAACAGGTGCCCCCATCGTCTGGTGATGCTTTTCCTTGAAATCCGAACCCACGAGCTTCGCCCAAACAACCCTTCCAAATTTGTTTTTAAATTGATAATTTTTAACCACCACACCCTCTCCGAATCCTTTCCCATCCTCAATGAGGTATGTGTTTTGTTTTAGGCACATCTCAATGTCTTCCACTTGCGGATTCTTAATAATTCTAAGAGGTGGGATAAAGTCATAATACTCTAGCTCTTTCAGCTTTTCACTATACTCATCGTAGTGAATATATCTTTTCTCATCTTCAGATATAACAACAATATCAAATATATAAAAGTTACGCCACTTATGATCAGCATATGTCTTTAGGCTATGCGGGACTAGCCACTCTCCATATATATGGGAACCGTCTGGGAATGATTCTAAAACCTTAATAAGCGTCTCTTTATTTTCATTACACCAAACCCAGAACCCCGCATTATCAGAATCACAAGAAAGCTCTCGGTTCCTAGATCCGCATTTCAACTCGCCATTATCTAGCCAAATGTGAGCATTTGTTCCATCTATCTTTGGAAAGATATAGCAATCTCCGAATTGAATATCCTCAACCTCTGTGCATCCGATTTTCTCTAGGTGTTGGTATTTGTGGTATTTACTGTCTGGCATTTCATTCCTTTCTTTTAGTTAATAATAGCCACCACCTTGGCACTCCATCGGCCCACTGTCAAGATAATTATCAGCAGTTCCAACCAAATATCTTAAAGTGTCGACTGGGTCTTTTAATGCACACTTATCCGTCCCCATACCAGAATACTCCTGTAAGGCAAAGATAGTCTGCTTGCAATTCTCATGAACATACAAATTAGGCTTGTTAAGAACACTCAACTTCTCTTCTGGGTTCCAATCCAACAAATTATTTATGCGCTGTATACCTATGTCCGTTTCCGTCATACCGCCACGCATACCGCCACCTGTAGCCTGATACCAATACATAGCGGGGGTAATAACATAACCCTCATGCCCTATGTCTTCCTCTAGCATTAGGTCAAGGATAGAGCTGCCTTCACCTCCAGGCGCTTGCTTACAAAACCTAGGGTCAATGATACGCTGCTCTATCTCCTCGCTATTGCTATAATCCCATTCATGTCTGTCATGGTCATATACACCACCCTCAAGCTCTAGGATAAGCTTCTTGTATGTAGCGCATGAAGCGCCACTCTCCATGCGTTGAGCTGGGCCAGCCTTGTAATCCACCTTATCGCTTGGCAATGCCCATTCACCGTAAGACCCGAAGTCAGGCCATTCACGGTAAACGATGACATCGCCTTGAGGGGTAACTCTAGCCCAAATGATAAACCAATTCTTATTGCCGCCTGGATCTGCAACACAGAAATTATACCCGCCTAGCTTCTTTTGCTCTAGCCATGCTTGATGACTAAGGATATGTTCTTTCCCGAATCTAGGGAATGCGCCACCGTCTAGGCTGTCGGTGTAGCCGTAGGCTCTCATCTTGACCTCTGGGCTACTTCTACCCTTACACTTATTTACAATTTGCTCATAAGGGCTAAAGGGGTTCATATTAGAATGAAAGTATATGGTTGCACTGTTGCGTAGGCTATTAGTGCAAATGTAGGGCATGTGACCCTTCTTTACTCCCTCAACGAGAGTTCCAAGCTTTCCGTCAGAGCCAACCAAGCTAGGAAAAAGATCAGGATCGGCAGGGCGAGTATCAGTGACAGTGTCCCCGCTAGTAAGATCCCGCACCACAGGAGTAAACCCAGTGACAGGAGTAAAACTGATAAGAAACTTGCCGCTACGGCTTGCAAGACGAAACTTGAGAGCCTCCACAAAATCTTTAGGTATAAGCTCGTCAGCCCAGACAAGGTCAAATTCATATCCCTCCAAGACCTTGACATCTTGCATGTAATTAAAGAATACACCAAGATTATTATCGGGAGTGATAAGTATATTATCAGTAAATCCATTTTTTCTATTGTAGTTAATGTTAGTATTCTTGTCTCCCTTAATCTTACCCACATCTCTTAGGTGAGGAGGCAGAAATTGATACACTAGGGCTTGCTGTTGCAAAATACTACTTTGGGCAGAGCTATGCAGAAATGCTATATTTAGGTCGTGATTACGTTCCTTGCGCTCGTCCTCTGGTAGCCACGGAAGGCCGTTTACAAGGGTATCAGCGCAGTATTTAGCGCACCAGAAACTTTTGCCGCTGCGATTGCCACCACTAACTAGCAAACTATCGACGACTTGCAGAAGATTATCTGCATCAGACCATGTCTCGTTTGGGATCGAGTAAGACAAAGGGTCTTCCTTAGCCAGCCGTATCTTCCTATTCCTATCCTTGAGAATATTGTTTGCTGCCTCAATCCCGTATGTGTCCACGAGTCCACGTAGAAACTGCTCATCAATTTCTAATGTTGGATAATCTGGGTCTTCGGGTATGACTAACTGCATTTCTTCTTATTCTCTCGCCTTATGCGGTTCTCCTCTTGGGTCTTAACCTTATGACACGCCTTGCATAACGCTTGGTAGCCCTCCACCTCACAAAACATCCTGCCAATAACACCATCCCATGAATCAAAACCCTCAAGCGGTATGACGGGCTCAATGTGGTCAGCTTGCATTTCGGACGCAGGGAAGCAGTCATTACATTCGTCACATCTATGAAGCTTACACCGTCTTCCTGTTTTCGGGTTAATTCCATCATCAATATATGCCTCCTTAATTGCAGCGTATTTCACTGGCCAAGCAGCCCGTCTT